GGCATTGATAGGATGAGCCTCTACGCTGACTTTCTCGCTGACGCTAAAGAGATGATCGCGGACTTCGGCGTGGCCGGGTCGGCCAACTCTGGGGCCATCACCTTCCAGTGCCTCATCTCCGACCCCGCCGTGATGACCGTCCTCGAAGCAGGGGGGTACATGGAGCGGACCCAGTACTCGGTCAGGGTACCCGCTGTAACGGCCTCCTGGAGCCTCCCAGATGGGTCTAATGGGTCTTCGGCAGCCCTACTGTCGGCAGGTGTCCCCATCGCCAGCCTAGGCCAAGGGAAGAAGATTGTCGCCGGCGGGAAGACCGTCCGCATCACGACCCAGACCTACAAGCCTGCGTCGGCATGGATCACGCTCGTCGTCATCGACGATAACCAGTAAGCCGCCGTGGTCACGGTCCGCATCCCTCGGAAGTCGCTGGCTGATTTCAACGCCACGCTGACTAGGGTGGCCAATGAGATTGGCATGGATGGCCAGAGCGCGGCCACGAAGCAGGCCATGCTCCTATGCCAGGACTTGGCTGTATTCACCCCGCCCATGGCAGCTGGTGGCGGACAGGGTCTATCGAACGCGGCCAAGAAGGCTGGCGAAGGCGCCGTGGCCGGAGACATCCGCAAAATCTTCGTGGCCGTAGGCGACCGAAACATCAACAGCCAGAAGGCCATCGTCTTCCAGAGCCTGGCTCACGCGACCCAGACGAACAATCGAGCTTCATTCGATAAGATTATCAAGAAGTCCCGCATCGAGACCCTGCGCATCTCGCCGATCATGACGAAAATCCTGAACGACCAGAACTATGACCGGGCGTTCCTGAAGGCGAAGAACTACCTCGCACGCGTACCCATCTCGGCAAACGAATACGGCTTCGACTATGCCCGAGACCTTCGTAGCCATCACGATCGCGTGAAGGCCAAGTTCGGCGGACGCATCAAGCGCGGCCAGCGCATCGGCGTGCCGCGTCTCCTGGTCGAATCGAAGCAAGAGCTCGACGCCTACATCAAGGAAAGGCAGATGGCTGTCGGCAAGACTAAGGCGGGATGGCTCAGGGCTTTGACCATGCTTAAGCCTCCGATGCAGTCGAATGTCGCCAGCGGTCGCTTCGGCGCCAAGCTGCGGGACACGATGTGGGTCGCTCGTCATGGCGGCCTCGGCACGGCCACGCAGTTCTATTCCGTAAAAGAGGTGATGATTCAAATCAAGAACCTCCTCGGCAACGTGAACTACATCGCCGACGCGGCCGACACGCTTACCCTGGCATTAGGCAATCGAGATAAGATGATGCAACAGGACCTAGCAAAGTTCATCGCTCGAACCGCCAAGAAGAACGGAATGTGATTACTTGTCGCCGCGAACCCGCACGAACACCGGGTGACGGAGCGAGCCCTTCGGGGTCTTCATCTGAAAGTCCACCTCGGAGGTCTGGCCGATGAGCTGAGAACGGTCGGCGAGCAGGGCGGAGCGGGTGGCGTTGTCCATGCCCGTGCCGACGCTGACTAGGCGACGCCCGCAGCGCACGACGATGTGGCCTGCCATCCCAGCGCACTTGCCCGTGCCTTCGACGATGTCCACGATCTCGGCGTCAGTGGTGTCGGCGTCCTTGACCTTGAGCCAAGCCCTGGAGCGGATGCCGTGGGCGTAGGGGGCGGCGGTGTCCTTGACCATAGCACCCTCAAAGCCCTCGGAGGTAAAGCGGACAAAGGCTTCCTCTGGGGTGCAGGAGACGCTTGGGATGAGCAGAAGGGAGGTAGGGTAGGACTGGGCAAACAAAGCCTCCAGCGAGGCACGGCGGGTGCTGTAATCGCCATCCACGGAGGGCAGGTCAAACAGCCAGACGCGGGCATCGTCGGCGGAGCGGTCAGAGCGAAGGGCACCGACCGAGGTAAAGAACGACTTGCCGGACACGGCCTCGCCATCGAGAGACCAAACGCCAGCCTTGCCAGCCAGGAGGTCGAGCACCTCGTCGGCCAGATGGTCGAGGGAGGGCATCGGGTTGCCGTTGCGGGTCTCGAAGCGCACGACGCGGCGGGATAGGTCCGCAGTGATCAGGACGCGGAGGCCGTCGACCTTGGGCTCGCAGACATAGGACGCAGGCGTCTCGCCAGCATACAGGCGGGCCAGCATAGGCCCACGGCGAACCTTGGGCGAACGGCGCTTGGGCTGACGCGGAACCGCATCCTCGAAGATGGCGAAGAAGGCGGCAAGTACTGGGTCCTGTTGGCAGAGCATCGGTGGAACTCCTGAAGCAAAAGCCGCGACCCCTACCTCGTCAAGCCCCTTTCCCTACCAAAGCGGGCAAAGGTACAATGGGCACGAAGAGCATTAGGCACATCTGCGAGTCTACCCTCGCCACCTACCTATCCACCCAGACCGGGCTGACCACCGTGGCCTTCCTGACGGGCGACAGCGCCGCGACCCAGACCCTGCCCAAGGCCGTGGTCCTCTGCGAGTCTGCCCGGGCACCTAGCGACCTCCCCGAGGGCGAAGGCAACTTCAGCTGCTCGGTCCGCATCACTCTGTTCTCGAACGCCGACGATACGACCCTCGCCGATCACCGCCTCCGTTGCGCTGCGCTCTCCGGCAATATGCGTGACCTGACCTCCATCAAGGCGGCCTTCACGGCTACAGGCGACGCGTCCTGCTATGACGTCACCATCGGCTCCGAGGACGAGGGCATCGATGAACGCTCCTGGGCGACTTCGTTCACTTTCGACCTACTGGCCGTCTTCCCCGCGTAAGGTTACCAAACCGAGCATATTCAAATGGCCGCTATCTCTAACGGAACGACCTGCCTTTACGGTGTCGCAGGAACTGTCACCAACCTTTTCGTGCAGTCCTACAGCCTGTCCTCCTCGTTCAACGCCGAGGCCACCGTGGTCGACGAAGCCGGCCTGACCAAGACCCACCGCCTCGACGATCGTAAGTCTGAGATTACGGTCGAAGGTATCTGCAAGACCTCCACAATGCCAGCCCTCGGCGCGTCTCTCAGCTTCACGCTCAACGCCGCCACGGCTTACCCCGCTGGCGCCGCGTCCGTTTCCTTTGTCGGTACCATCACCAAGATTGACGAGAAGGGCTCCAACAAGGGCTTCACTGCGGTCACCGTGACGGCCATCGACTACGAAGGCATTACGCCTGCCTAATTGACTTAGCCCCAAGTGGGCTACACTAGGCGGCATGGACAAACGGTTCCTCGCTGCCTTCATCGACCCGGCACCTTTTCGGCTGCTGGGTCGTTCGCTTTACCCGTGGTGCCTCAAGTACCGGGTGCGCCTGATGGCCTTCGACTCCCCGCTGGTGACAGGCTCCCGCGGCGTCACCCCTGCCGACCTTATCTTCGCCTGCCAAGTGTGCGCCGAGGAACCCCTGGGCGAGATTGGCTGGCGCGATCAGCTGAGGATGATGCACCTGTCCCGCAACCCTGCCAAGTTTGAGAAGATGCTGGAGGCCTTTGCTGGCTACATCTTAGTCCAAGACTGGCCGAAGTTCTGGGAGCAGACCAAGAAGAGCAGCGCTGGGAGCAAGGGCGTCCCGTGGCCGCTATCGATTGTGGCTAATTTAACTGCGTCAGGTATCGACTACAAGCAGGCGTGGGAGATGCCGGAGTGTCAGGCTATCTGGCTGAACTCCGCCCTGGCTATCTCGAAAGGTGCGGACGTGGCGATCATGTCGCCCGAGGAGGAAGCCTTCATGGCCGAGGAGGAAGCCAAGGAGGCCGCGGCGACCGCTTCCAATCCTGCAAAGGAAACCCCCTGATATGTCCCAAGACCTGACCGTAAACATCAAGACGACCTCCGACGTCCCGCAGGCGATGGACAAGGCCAAGTCGGCCACGGTATCTTTCGGCAAACAGGTCGAGGACATTCAACGCAAGTTTAGCACGGCATTCAAGGACATCGCTTTTTCATTCGTGGCACCCCTTGTGCTCCTGAATACGGCAATCAATTATATCAGCGCCGCCATTGAGAAACGAAAACAGGACATCAAAGAGGCATATGACTTTGCCGTCCGTGCCGAGTCTAAGTATCTAGACTCCGAGACCGTTGTCCTTGCCAAGACTCGAGCCGCCAAGGAACAGGATGAGAAGGATCGTGAGATGGCCAAGACCGCCAAGCAGACCGAGTTCACCAAGTTCCTAGAGCAACCCGGTATGCGCGACAAAGTCGCCGATGAGATTGGCGGCTTCCGCGGCTTCCGTCTCAAGTATGGTCTGGACGCAAACTCTGCAGAAGACATGGCAAAGGCCGCAGACGTGCAAGGCGTCATCTCCAAGATGATTGCACCGCTTGTTGACGCCAGCAAGAAGACCGTCGAAGACAAGAAGCAACCTGCCGGGACGAACTTCAAAGGCCCCGAGGGCTTCTCCAACGTCATCGGCGTCGGACCTAACCCGGTCATGGAGGCCATGAACCTTCAGCTCGAGGAAGCCCAAAAGCAGACGGCCCTGCTCGAAAAGATTGCCAGCCCCGAAGGCGGCGTCCCCAAAGACTTTACCAAAGAAACTAAATAACCATGGCACGCATCTCACAAGGTAACGCTCTCACCGTACCGCTTCAACAGCCAGGAGGCAAGTTCTCCGACGATGGCTACGGCCTGATCACGGCAACGGTCGTCTGGAAGTCAGACCAATCCGCGTCCCTCAATTCGGTTGTCAATCGCGGTTCCACCTGCCCCCTTGCTGGCGCCTCCTTCTGCGATGCGCACAAGTACACGATTGCTTACGACGCTCTTGGACTTGCCCTAATCACCGTGGACTACGTCGGCATCGACCCGGCAATCAATAGCGGTACCCGCACCAACCCGCAGGTCGGAGTGTCCCAGGGACTGACCTCTGAGCACATCAGCACGCACAGTAATTTCTTCACGCCTGTTAGTGGTATTGCTGGCCCTACCCCTTTTGATGAATCAACAATTGTCACTGGTGAGTTCAAGGGACTAAACGGTGCACACTTTGCAAGCGCCACAGGTGGCACCTTTCGAGGCTTTAAAGATCCAGCCGCTCCGCTTTACTACGGTAAAAGCAACTACCTCGCCCCGCAGACATCCTTTTCTGGCATCTTCTACACAAACACAGAAGCCACACCCAAGGCGCTGGTGTCCTTAGTCGGCAAGACCAGCGGTAACGGGTCTTTTAATTCTATTGCCCTGCTCCCGTCCTACATGGGCACATCCTTTGTAACGGGCTCCGGCTCCCGCAATCAGCTTCTCTTGGCTCAGGTCAACGTCGAGGACTTTGGCTTGCTGTACAAGGTCAACTACGAGATTCGCTACAACCGTGACGGCTATGTCGCCGCGGTCTACCCTACCGCCTAATCATGCAACCCGGAGTCGGCTATCGTTTTATGTCCTCCTCGTCTGGCGTCACGCTGGACATTGGCGATCCGTGGTCGGACAATGATACTGGAGAAACCATATGCCCCCTCGAGGTCTACAACATCCGCGAGGTCTCTGGGGCAATCAAGTTCAACGTCTACCCTGGCATGGTGAACAATCAGGTCGTAAGCTCTAACGACATGGTGCCACTGACCAACAACCCACCGCCCGACATCACGGCATTTACCGGGGGCGTGACGAGCACCCTGCAAACGAACTACGTCTACATCCGCTGCGGGAATGCGGCTGGGCCTCCGGCCGTTTACCCTAATACATCCGGGGAAGGCAAGTCATCCGTCCGCGTCTTCGATACCGAACAGGTCGATTCCGACACCTATTCCTATATCTTAATTGCTATCCTTACGGCCAAAATAACTAGTGGCATTTATGATCTGACAATCCAGCGCATGATTGGATGCAATTCCCTTTGGACCGTACGCATGAAATGCGGTCCTGACCCGGCGGTCTACTATTGGAGCGCAGTCTAAAATGGCTTTGCCACCTGTTGAGGTTACTAGGTTTATCTTTCTTGGGAACGAGGACGGGACGGATGGAAGAACAGATACAACTGTTCTAGATAACTTTGTTTACACTGGCAGCGGAACGCCACCTCACCAACCAGGCTTCTTTGGCTATCAGCACTATTACCCAAATTATCCTAGGGAAGCTCTAAGCATCAAGTTTAAGCTTACCGGCGGCATTTACCCATCAAACGAGGGAACGTCTTGGACTAAGTTTAAATTCAAAACGGGAGTCGATTCGTCTTTGACGTATCCTATTTATATTACCGATTACACGCCGCTTCCGTGCGGGACGGACCCTGTTCCAAACCCTAACGGATCGGCTGGGACCATTGATTATCCAGAAGTTGAAGCGGCTTATTCCTCAGATATTTACATCTTCCCAAGATGGGACACCGATACGCCTTATTCCTTCCATGATGACCCAACGCGTTTCGCCCAGCTTGTGCCGTTGACTGGCACAGTTTATACCGTCAACGCGGGTTACAGCACTCTACCGGATGTATACACTAAGCCTTGGACTTGGGATGTCACGGGATACAATGCTCAATCTCTGGTGCTCAATAATTGTACGGACGACTATGAGCTTTATAACATGGCGCAGGCAACGACCGTATTTAAATTGAATAGTCAGATTAAGTTCAATGCTAGTACATTCAAATACTGCTGTTGGAACAAGGGGACAGTAGTCAGGGGCACGGTCGCCTTTAGTTCCGTTAACGTCGACGCAGTTACAATAACAGACGACGACGGCGACAACTGGTATGGCATGACTATGACCATTGGGGATGTGTTCTCCGAAGCAGGGACTGCCAATTGGGAATTCACCATTCAAGAAGGGGATGACCCAGATTATGTCGATATCCCAAGCGTGAATGGCTGTGTGGTATTTGTTGACGACTTTTGGATCACTGAGATTATCCCCCCGGCCTAATCGCGTCCCCCACCCCCCCCTTCCAATCGGGGCAAGTTTAAGACCCGATGAGCTGCCCGAACACCGTAACCGTCAGTCAGGGAAACACCTTTGCCTGCACATTCACTTGGACGCCCGGTGCGACTGGCCCTGCCAACCTCCTTGCCACGACCATCACCTCGACGCTCGAGGATCGTGACTTCAACCAGTACGCCATGACCATCACGGTGGCCGGCGATGGGCTGTCCTTCACGGTGGCCTACACGGCAGGCTCTACGGCCAATTGGGCGCTGGGCCTTGCCAAGTGGGACATCAAGTTCGTCTTCCCTGGTTCCACGGTCTCGCGTACCGAAATCTTCCGCGTCAACGTCATCGACAGCGTCACCGTCTAATCGCCGCCGACTATGCCTGACGCGACGATCACTTCGACGGCCTCGACCTTCGGGACCATCACTGGCACGTTTGCCGCCGACCAATCCACGGTGACGGGTACGGTGACGGGCATCATCGCTGGCACCTTGACGGGTTCGGTCGGAGTCCCAGGCCCTCAAGGCCCAGCTGGTAGCCCGGGCAGTCAAGGCCCCCAAGGCGTCCCCGGCGCTCCTGGTCAAGGCGTGGCAGCTGGAGGCAGTACCGGGCAGGTACTCCAGAAATTATCTGCGACCTCCTATGACACTGGCTGGCTGACCCTCGGAACGATGGCGGCTCAGACGGCTTCCGACTACTCGACCACGGCTGTTGCTAACGGTCTTTATTACCCCCTTACAGGGAATCCTTCGGCTTTCATTACGGCCTCCGCGCTGACGCCCTATCTCGAAAAGGCTGGCGGCATTATCACCGGGAACATCGTCTCGAATAACGGCTCGACATTCAGCAGTTATGACAACGTCTACAAGACGGTTTCCTTCAACGCCAATAACCTGCAGCTGAACAACTCTGGCCCAGGCGGTTCGACGCTGACCGTAGAATCAGACGGCATCACGTTCGCCACTGGCAAGCAGACGCTGCCTTTCCCTGGAGCCGCGACCCTGTTCACCTCCCCAGTCCTGACGGGCGACCCGACAGCCCCGACCCCTGCCACCTCGGATAACGATACTAGCATCGCCACTACGGCCTTTGTAAAGGCTCAGGGCTACCTCACCTCGGCCCCTGTTACTTCCGTCGCAGGACGAACGGGAGCCATCACCCTGTCGAACACGGACATCTCTGGCCTTGGCTCTCTGGCTGTCGTCAACGACGCCCCTTCGGACGGATCGCAGTACGCCCGCAAGAACGGCGCATGGGACGTGGTCTCAGCTGGTGCGTCCTACATCACCAGCGTCTCGTCGCCCCTGGCTGTTGCGACCGGGAACCTGACCGTTGACCTGTCGGCCTACCTGACCTCGGCCACGGCGGCCAGCACCTACCAGACCCTAGCGGGAATGTCGTCTTACCTAACGACTGCCACCGCCGCGTCTACCTACTACCTTCAGACAAACCCGAGCGGCTTCCAGACCGCCGGTGATGTCACGACGGCTCTCAGCCCTTACCTCCTCAGCGCTACCGCCGCGTCTACCTATGCCGTCATCGCCGCAGGTCAGCCTGTTGCGGGTACTACCGGGCAGGTACTGACGAAGAACTCGGGCACGAATTACGACTCCTCCTGGACGACCATCATCCCTGGCGACCGCTACCTAACGAGTTCGACGACGAGCAACACGGTAAGCAACGGCAACAAGACCTTCACGATCGGGACTGGCCTGTCGTACACGCCGACCCAGAACATCACGATTTCCTATGACGCCTCCAACCATATGCATGGCGAGGTGCTCACCTACAACTCGGGCACAGGTGTCTTAACGGTAGACATCAAGAACCACATTGGGTCGGGTACCTACACGGCTTGGGTGGTCAACGTGGGCGGCGTCACCCCTGCGACCTCCGTTGCCTGGGGAGCCATCACGGGGACTCTCAGCTCGCAGACCGATTTGCAGTCGGCCCTCGACCTCAAGCTCGCGGTGACCACGGCGGCGGCGACTTATCTGCCTTTGTCTGGCGGAAGTATGCCCGCTGGCAGTGCGATTATTATTCTCGACGGTGGCATTTATATCTATGAAACGGTTTTGCAGAACAGCGGCCTGCTTATCCGCGACTCCGCAAGCACCCCTCTGGCTAGGTTTCAGGCTGACGAAGTCCTCATCCCGTCTGTCGGCATCACCTTCAGCGACCTGACAGTTCAGACCTCGGCTGGCATCTCGGCGGCCACGGTGGCCTCGACCTATCAGACGATTGCCGGAATGTCGTCCTACGCCACTCTCGCCTCCCCCGCCCTGACGGGGAATGTCACGATCACAAGCAACTCGGCCTCCCCTGCACTTGTCATCACGCAGGACGGAGCGGGCGACATCATCCAGTTCAAGGACGTCACCTCGGACACGACCTATTCCTTCATCGATGCGAACGGTAAGGTCAGCACCATCGCCTCGACCACGGCCAACGCTGGCTTCAACATCGCCCACGGCGCCGCTCCTACGAGCCCGGTCAACGGCGACATCTGGACAACGACCACAGGCCTGTTCGCCCGCATCAACAACGGCACACGCCAATTCGCCACTTTGTCGGACGGCCAGTCCTTCTCGGGCAACAACACCTTCACCGGCCCGACGCTGACCTTCGGCAACTCGACGGCGGCCTCGACGGTGAACATCGGCACAGGTGCGACCCTGACGGCCACCACTAAGGCGGTCAACATCGGCACGGCTGGTGTCGCTGGCTCGACCACCAACATCACGGTCGGCCCAGTCCTCGGGGCTTCGACCACCTCAATCGGCAACACCACCGCCGCGTCTACCCTTAACCTTGCCGCAGGTGCAACGCTCACGGCCACGACCAAGGCGGTCAACATCGGGACGGCTGGTGTCGCTGGCTCGACCACGAATATCGCCATCGGTTCGACCACCGGCACTTCGACGACCACGCTCCAGGGCATCACGAACGGCATCACTCAGACCGCTGGCGACTCGTCCCTGAAACTGGCCACCACGGCTTTCGTCACGACTGCCGACAACCTGAAGGCCCCCCTCGCCAGCCCGACCTTCACGGGCACGGTGACTATCCCCGCAGGTGCGTCCATCTCTGGCTTTGCCCCGCTCGCAAGCCCGACCTTCAGCGGATCGCCCTCCTTGCCCACCGGCACAATCGGCGTCACCCAGTCCCCTGGCAATAACACCACGGCGCTGGCCACCACGGCGTTCGTCACGGCGGCGGTTGGTGCAGGCGGTGCGGTTACCTCGGTCGCTGGCCGTACGGGTGCGGTCGTATTATCGAACACGGACATCAGCGGGCTTGGCACGATGGCTACGGCCACGGCTGCGGACTACTCGACGACGACTGTCGCCAATGGGCTTTACTATCCGCTGTCGGGTAACCCTTCGTCGTTCCTCGTTGCGGCTGACATCGCTGGTAAGGCCGACATCGCAAGCCCTAGCCTGACAGGAACGCCTCTTTCCACGACTGCCGCTGTCGATACGAATACCACCCAAATCGCTACGACCGCCTTCGTGGTCGGTCAGGCCGCGTCAGCCACCCCGCTGGTCAACGGTACTGCCGCCGTGGGTACGTCCTTGCGCTACGCTCGTGCCGATCACGTCCACGGAACGGACACGACCCGCGCCCCGCTGGCCTCCCCGACCTTCACCGGCACGGTCACAATCCCCGCAGGCGCAAGCATCTCGGGCTTTGCTCCGCTGGCTTCGCCGACCTTCACGGGAACCCCGACCCTGCCGACTGGCACGATTGCCACGACCCAGACGGCTGGCAATAACACGACCGCCGTCGCAACGACCGCTTTCGTCACCGCCGCCATCCCGACGAACAACGTCAAAGCGTGGATTAGTTTTAACGGTTCTGGAACGCCTGCAATCCGTGGCTCGATGAACGTGACAAGCATCACGGACAACGGTGCAGGCGATTACACAATCAACTTCACCACGGCCATGTCTGACGCCAATTACGCTACGGTCGTCACCGCAATGCGTGTCTCTGGTAATACCGGGGCTATGGGCTTCATCCGCGAAACAACCACACCGACAACGGCACTTGTCCGAATCGGCACGACCAACCAAGGCGGAACCGCCGTTGACCCGCTGTACGTTACTTGCGCCATCCTCCGATGAACAACCCTCGCATCATCTACCCGACCCCCGAAGGCGGCGTCGCCATCATCATCCCGGTCATCGACTGCGGACTGACTATCGAGCAGATCGCGGCAAAGGACGTCCCCGCTGGCGTTCCTTACAGCATCGTCGACGCCTCTGACATCCCCTCCGACCGCACCTTCCGCAACGCCTGGGAATACACCGCATGAGCATCTCCATCAACATCGCCAAGGCCAAGGCCATCAAGCTCGACGCCCTCCGTGCCGAGCGTGCCCCGCTCCTAGCCGCCCTCGACGTGGCCTTCATGCGCGCCTTTGAGAAAGCCGACACCGCCGAGTGTGCCCGCATCGCCGCCGAGAAGCAGGCCCTCCGTGACGTTACCAAGGTCACCCTGCCCGACGACCTGACCGCCCTCAAAGACTTCAAGCCCGACATCCTCAAATGATTACCTACCTCTCCCTGCTCGCCGTTGGCTTCATCGCTGGGTTCCTCGTGCACCGTCGCCACGCCGCCAAGGCCGCATCGCTCGAAGCCCGCGGCAAGTCCATCCTCGACGCCCTCAAGGGCAAGTGATGTCGTGCGTTCACTCCTAGCCATTTGCGTCACGCTCCTGGCTGGGTGTGCCACGTCGCCAGACCCACTGCCGAAGCAGCCGGACGCCCCGACCTCTGAAACCGCAGTGTCTACGCTGGGCAAGGAGTGGGACAAGGCTGACGCCAAGGTAGCCGCGTCGGTCAGCATCGCCCGCGAGAACGCAGACAAGCCAGACGTAGTCCGTGGCGAGACGACCGTGGCCCTTTCGTTTTTACCTATCCCTGCTCCCGAGGAACTCGCCCTAGCGCGCCAACGTGCCGCCAATCCTGCAGACCAGAAAGCCTACGGAGATGCCGTGGCCTACGGCAAGAAGCTCCTGGCTAAGATTGAAGCCGACTTCGCCAAGGTGCAGGCCGATCAGAAACGTGCCTTTGAAATCTCTCAGCTGAAGGACGCCCGCATTAAGGAACTCACCGCCGAGGTTGAGCGCGTGAAGCAGGAAGCCTCTGCTAACCTCTGGACCATGGCAGGGGTGGGCATCGCCGTCATCGGAGCCATCGCCACGGCCACCGTCGGCCCAAAGGTCGGCATTCCCCTGCTCCTCTCAGGTGCGGCCATCGGGGCCTTCCCCTTCGTCGTCGATAGTCCTTACTGGAATTACATCGCCGGCGGGACTCTAGCCTTGGCCGCTGGCCTTGGCATCTATTGGCTTTGGGACCGAGTACGCGACAGCGCCAACGCACCCTATGAGCCGCCGCAAAAGTAAAGTGAAAGTCATCTGGCGGAAACTCGGCAAGGAGAAGGCATGGGGTCAGGCCACGATCGGCGAGAACCTCATCGAGATTGACCCCCGTCTCGGTGCCAAGCGTCAGCTCGAAGTCCTCTGCCACGAGCAGGGTCACCTTACCTTCCCGGATAAACCCGAGGCCGAGATTGACCGACTAGGCAAAGACCTCGCCGCCCTCCTCTGGGCTCAGAACTACCGCAAGGTCGTCCTCGCCCCTAACGCCAAGCCCCCGCGCATCACATGACCACGGAGACCTTCACGACCAT